CTAAAAAAGGTTTATATCATAATATAAATAAAAGAAAAAAAGCTGGAACAAGTAGATCAAAAAAGAAATCTACTATTAGTCCTAAAGCATATAAAGAAATGCAAAAAGGTTTTCCTAACAGCAAAAAAAATAAAGCTAAACGCAAAAGAAAAAAATAGTGGCTGAACGCAAAACCTGTGCAAACCCAGGTTGTGAAAAAAAATTTACAGCCCATTCTAATAAAAAATTATATTGTTCTGATCAATGTAATAAAAAAGCATATTACAAAAGAAACAAAAAGAAAAAACAAGAACAATTTACTTCACAGATGACAGCTAGTCGTGGTGAGTATTACCAAGATTATGTAGATAACTTTGCAGCAGAAGTAGAAGAAAAACTTATAAATAAAAAAGATGTTGCAGAAATTTATGGTGTTAACAATTCTTTAATAACAAAAATGCACGAAGCATATTTAATAGACAAAGATAATTTAGAAAAAAAGAAAGATTGGACAACACCTAAAGAAGCGTTAAAAGCGTTAGATAAATTTGAAGATTTTAGAAATAGATATTTTCAAACAGAAACAGGAGATCAATATGAAACAGCAGATTTCCATAAAAAATGGATTGGTAGTATTTTAAAAGCTATTGATGAAGGTGGAGAGCAAATGATACTTAGTCCACCACGACACGGCAAAACAGATTTACTTACACATTTTGCTGTATGGCAAATATGTAAAAATCCTAATGTAAGAATTATGTGGGTGGGTGGTAATGAAGAAATAGCTAAAAATGCTGTAGGTGCTGTAGTAGATCATTTAGAACATAACGAAAAACTTATAGAGGATTTTTGTGGTCCAGGAGAAACATTTAAACCTAAAAACAGAAGTGGTAAGTCTTGGACATCAGGACAGTTTACTATTGCTACTAGAACTGTAACTGGTATAAAGTCACCTACTATGGTTGCTGTAGGTAAAGGTGGTAAAATACTTTCTCGTGACTGTGACTTAATTATTGCAGATGACATTGAGGATCACAGTACAACAATACAACCTAGTGCTAGAGAACAAACTAGACAATGGTGGACAACTACTTTGTCATCTCGTAAAGAGGAACACACAGCTATTGTTGTTATTGGTTCAAGACAGCATCCAGAGGATTTATATAACTTCTTACTAGAAAATCCACAAATGGAAAAGATAGTAGAAGAAGCACATAATACAGAATGTGTATTGCCAGAAAGCGATATAGAGTTACATACAGATTGTATGTTATGGGCAAGTAAAAGAAGTTACAAATGGTTGCAGTCAAGATTACAAGCAGCAGAAACTACAGGTGGTAAAGCAATATTTGAAATGGTATATCTTAACAAAGCATTTGCAGAAGGTATAGCTATGTTTGATGTAGAAGAAGTAGATTTATGTAGAGATGTTAACAGAACAGTAGGTCACATACCTGCTGGTTGTCATTTAGTTGCAGGACTTGACCCAGCTTCTACAGGTTATCAAGCTGCGTTTTTGTGGGCTATAAATACTGAAACAGGAAAAATGTATATGGTAGATATAGAAAACGAACAAGGTGGTGGCATTATACAAGCAAAAGAAACTATAAAAAAATGGTACGAAAAATATAATCTTGCACATTGGGTTATAGAAGAAAATGGATTTCAAAGAGCTATACGACAAGATAAAGATTTAAAAGAGTATTGTGCAAGAATGGGTATTTATTTAGAAGGACACCAGACACAAAAAAACAAATTTGATCCTATCTTTGGCGTTGGAAGTATGAGAGAATTGTTTAAAGAAGAATTAATTAGTTTGCCTTATGGTAGTGCAGAAAGTGAAACTAAGAGTAATATATATCGTAGACAACTAATTTATTTTTCTACAGGTGCTAGTAAGCAATCTGGTAGAAATAACAAGAGTGATGTTGTTATGGCTAGTTGGTTTCCTATGAGAGTAATTAGGAGATTACAGAAAGAAAGACTAGCTGAAGTAGGATTAGATTATGAACCAAGTTTTGGAGAGTGGGATTTAAGCGATATGAACGAAAGCCCTTGGGGTTAAAGTGACACCAGAAGAAATACAATATCAGATAACACAGTTGCACTATGACAATCAAAGTGCATACTCCACAAGAGGGCGTATTCGTGCAATTATGAATGGTGGACCTGATGGTTTACTTGCATTACTTGGTGATCAGATAAAAGGGTTTCAAGATTTCCAAATACCAGTACCTAACTTAATGATGTCAGGACTAGAGCATTTGTCACAAAAAATAGGTCGTATTCCTAACTTAAAAGTAGATGTACCTAACAATAAAGATTCAGATAGAGCTAGAGCAAAAGCAGATAAGATAGCTCGTATTGTAACTTCGTATGATGACACACAAAAATTAGATTTACAAATGCCACAAGTAGGTAGATGGTTACCTGGTTATGGTTTTGCTGTATGGGTTATTAGAGAAAAAAAAGGACCTGATGGTACGCCATATCCTTGTGCAGAACTTCGTGACCCTTATAACTGTTTCCCTGGTTACTTTGGTGCAGACCAACAACCAAAAGAAATGGCTATTGTTCGTAGAGTTCCTAAAGAAGCTCTTGCAAGAACTTATCCTAAATCAGCAGAAAAAATTATGGCTAAAGATGGCTATGAGACTAATGCACTAGGTATTGGTAATGCTTATGCTTCTGCTTATACAGATTCTTACAATGGTTCTTGGGCTAACTCAAATGGCGAAGGTGACTTAGTAGCAGAGTATTATAACGAAGAAGGTACATACATTTTTCATATGACCTCTGCAACTATTCTTGATTTTATACCAAACCCACTAGATAGTGGTCCTGCTTTTGTAGTAGCAAAGAAATTTGCATTTGACAGATTACAAGGACAGTATGACCAAATCATAGGACTTATGGCTTCTATGGCAAAAATTAATGTGATGTCAATAATAGCTATGGAAGATGCAGTATTTACAGAAACAAACATATCTGGTGAAATAGAATCAGGACAGTATCGTAAAGGTAGATTTGCTGTAAACTATCTAGCTCCAGGTACACAAGTCAGTAAACCTGCATCAAATGTACCTTATCAAATCTTTCAACAAATAGACAGAATAGAACGACAACTACGAGTTGGTGGTTCTTATCCTGTATCTGATGATTCACAAAGCCCACTTAGCTTTGCAACAGGTAGAGGATTAGAAGAATTAGGTGCAAGTATGTCACTAATGATTAGAGAATATCATACAGTTATGGCTGATGCTATAGAGATGATTGATGCTAAAAGATTAGAGTGGGATCAGAAAATGTATGGTGGTCAAGCTAAAGACTTGTCTGGTTATTACAACAATCAGTTCTTTAGCGAGAAGTATGACCCAGCAAAAGATATACAAGGTGCATACAAGACACGCAGAGTTTATGGTGCTATGGCTGGATATGATGAGCCACAAAAAATAGTAACAGGGCTGCAATTATTACAGGCAGGTATCATAGACACACAAACATTACAAGAAAACCTTGATGGGTTAGATAACCTTACAACTGTAAACAGTAGAATTACAAAAGAAAAAGCAGAAAAAGTTTTATTTGATTCTTTACTAGCACAGGCACAACAAGGCGATCCTAAAGCAACTATGGCTGTTATACAAATAAGAAAACAGCCTGATGATATGCAAAGTATTTTAGATAAGTTTTACACAGCAGAAGAACCTGCAATACCTGAAGCAGAACAAGAATTGCTTGGAGGAGCTTCCCTACCACCACAGGGTGCTCCACCAGGCATAGCACAGTTATTACAAGGTATGGGTGGATAATGAATATAAATAGCGACTTTGCAGATATTGTACATAATTCTTTATTTGATGTTGATGAGTTGTGTGATGATATTTTATTAGAAGAAGAAGTATTTCAACCTAGAATGTTTACAGATCAAATGCCACCTTTAACTTTTCCTTTTGGCTATATGATTATAAGTTCTACATTTATGTTTTATGATGATGAGGAGCAAGATGGCAACGAGGAGTAATAGCAATAGAGGTACTAATAGGAGAGCTTTAAATGTACCACCTGCTGCAAGAAATTTTACCGATAACACACAAGCTGTTCGTAGAATACCTGGCGTAGAATATGGAGAACAAAAAGCACTAACAGAACAACAACAGGCTGCTCCATTACCCAAAGATTTAACGCCACAAGCACAACCTAGACCTATGCCAAATGTAGATGTATTTGGCTCAACACAAAGACCAACAGAACCTGTAACAGCAGGATTAGATTTTGGTCCAGGACCAGGACCTGTGCAACCACCACAACAAAATGTAAATGATTTGTTATATCAAATGTATGCTATGACAGGTGATACTGCATTACTTCAGTTGGTGGATTTTGACTAATGGTCATTAAAAATTTTGGTTTTGATGATGACTTGTTTGATGACAACTTCCAACAGGAATTAAAAACTAAACAAGATTTATCTCCAGTAGTATCACAAGAAGAAGCAGAAAGAGCTGCAAGTATTGCAAACTCTTATCCTAATTTACCAGCTAGTGTTATTGCTGCTGCTGCAAAAATGGGTTTAGGTTTTAATGACAACAGATTAACTGATATTGCTAAGAAAATAGAACTACAAAGAGAAACACAGTTTAATAAAATAAAAAGGTTCGTTGGAGAAAACCCATTAGCTCAAAAAGTTAAAAACAATACATTTTTTCAAACCATAGGAAGTCCTATAGACAATATACTTAAACCTACAGTTAGAGGTGCTGTTACTGGTTTTGTAGATATATACGAAGCTATATTTCCTGCATTAGCTAGAGCAGAGGAATTACAAGATCAAAACCCAGATATGTCATTTAGTGATGCTTATAAACAAGCAGTTAAGGGAACATTAAGAACACCAAGAATGTTAGAAGCAATTAGGTCTGGTGAAAACTTTGACTTAGGTAGAGGTTGGCTAAAACTATCTACTGATCCTTCTGATACAGATGAATACAAAAGATTAGTTGCATCAGGTTATGACCCAATACAAGCAAGACAATATGTATTAGATAATGTACTAGGTGAACAAATAGATGTAGAAGCTAGAGAAACAGCAGAAAACATTGTACAGTTTCAAGGTGAGTTAGGTCAGCAATTTAAAAACGCAGGACTTAATCCATCTGTATCTCCTGGTAGAAAAATATTTCAGGAATTAGGTGGATATGAACTATACGAACCAGGTACTAAACAAGCACAGTTTGCTACTGGTGCATTAGACTTTGGCTTTCAAATAGCATCACCAGAAAACTGGGTAACACTAGGTGTAGGTCAAGCAAGACAAGCAAGTAAAATGTTTAAGGTTACAGAAGTATTAGATGATGCAGGTGTAATTACTAAAGGTATAAGAAGTACATTTCACGGACCAACATTACAACAATATCTTGCAGGTAGTAAAGGTAAAGATTTTAAAAAGTTATTATTTGAAAATGCAGACAATCCTTTTGAAATAATAACTCGTACTAAACAATCTATTACAGATGCTAATTTTTATGCAGACCTTAAAAAATTAATTAAAGATGAAAATTTAACTACCTATGACAAACGAGCAGAAGTAGCACTAGATAACTTTTTATCACAAAAAGTAATTAAAGATGGTTTAGATAAAGCAGAAGGTGTTGGATCAGCAAGGCTTATAGAAGCATCTAATATGTATGTACCAGAAGTTATTAGAGGTAATGGATTACAAAAACGATTGCAATTATATTTTGCACCCTCTTTTGGTAGATTAGTAGATGCTAATGACCCTGCCTCTGCACTAAAAGATTTATATAGATTTGGTTTGCAATCTAAAACATTCTTAAAAGAATCACTAGATAGCACTAACTTAGCAAA